TTGGTGATTGTTTTTCACAAGTACCAGAACAATATATTTGCCTATCTGGCTGCTTCCAATTTGGCTCGAATTGGTTTCCACATGTTGGGCAGGTTTTCATTTCATAAAATCCAAAATCAAAATTACCGCAACAAATTGGCAGGTTCTAAAGTTATGGCATTTGTTTAAGCATTATGCAGTTCTGCATGGAGTTGTATTATGATATGATTACCGTCTGGTGTGGATTCAAGCCATGCAAGGAAATTACCTGCTGATAATGTCATACTATGTTCCAGGCAATATTGTGTGAAGTTATTTTCTATCCGTATCCTGTCACTGAATAGCACAATTTACCTCCTTGTTTGATGGTTGACCACCTTTCAGTTGGTATATCTGTACCTTTGTATAGAATTCAATATAAACATCATCTATAAAGGTATCCACATTACCATAATATCGTTGTAATTCATCCAGCGCGGATTTTGGGACACCATATATCTTCACATCTAGACCATTGCCTGTGAGTGTGGGTTTGATATCTACAATGACGTTATTTATCCTCACGACTCACCTCGTATAGCCTTGATGATTCCATCTATTTTGGTAAATGATGGTTCCTCAATACTCATACCTTCAAGTTCCTTGACCTCGGCTAATTCCACATCAAAGTATGGTTTGGACTTAGCCTTATCCCAACGAATATGGCCGATGACATCTGCTGAATCACCCCATTGTGACCATCCGTGCATGACACGCTTACCAGTTTTACCTTCAGTTAGCTCACCCTTGATTCTAACCATGCCATATTCATCCGAGGCATGGTGTGTCACGACTAAGTGTTTGCCTCTTGCCTTGGCTTGGTAGGCAAACCCACGCATACGGATATATGGCTCTCTGTATTCAATGGGTAGTAATTGAGTGCGTAATGGTTTACCCCACGTATCACGGCCTTGAGCATTGAGTGGTAACTGTTTCTCCTGTAGTTCCTGTAGATAACCTTGACAAGTAATATCGTAGAGCAAGGTACCAGTATCAATCATGATGGTCTGAATACTTGGATCATTCAGGTGTTTGAGAAATGATCCGGTGAATTCGTAGAACAATTCCTTCATACCCAATGTGAGTTTGGTCGGTCTCACAGCCTTGATATCCTCGGCAGTCATCTGAAATGGCATAACGTATTGCTCCAATTTTATCTCACCGGCAGTGTACCAATCCTTGATGGGAAGGTCTGGCAAATTCCTGCATGAGCGGCGAAATCCTCCTATGTCCAGTTCAAGATCGACTAATGGCCTAGGAAAAGTTAAGGCCAAGGTGTTTTTACACGCCTTGTCTTCCCCCCAAATTATGAATATCACCTGTATGCCTCCTCTTCAGCATGGCTAGTTTTCCGTTTATATTGTCCCTTACTACCATTTTTTAGGTTTGTGATGTACTCATCTAACATAACCTTACTACCTTAGTCCTCACCCCATAGTATGAAAATCATTATCTTATTCCTTAACTAGAAATATTTCTGTGCCATCATCTAAGTCCTTATATAACTCAGTGATTATAGGTTCGGTAAGTTTACCATATCTATTCTTAACTTCTGTCCGCTTCAATCCTATACCATGTTTTAACTGTACTAATTCTACATAGTATATTATAGCAGCTTTCTTTTCCTTTTGTGTTGATCCTATCATAATTGTCTCCTTTATCCTATTCCTTTATTCTACTGCCCATCAAATGCTTCAGTATAAAGCATCATATAATAGGCAACACACTTCATATTCCTGATTATTAGCAGACACATTCACATTTAAGAAGTGGGCAAAACATAATTACCTCCTAATCATGACCTACTAATAGTATACCTTTGGGGCAGAACTGAGCCACAGGACAGAATGATTTGCAGCGGTTGCCTTCCCAACTCTCGACATCATTGCAGGGAGTATCCCACTTACCAGCCTTTATGGCAGACTGCAATGCTTCTTGCTTGGCGTCGAAATAGTCCCGTACCATATCGTCTTCAAGTTTGGCCACAGGTATAAGATATGTATTCCGCAACACACCTCTTTGCTTGGCAGTCATCAATCCACCATCCCTGACAAGGGCATGGATTGCCATGTTGTGGATTGGTATACCCTTATCCTCGATCATGATGCGGTAGCGGTTAAGCTGCATCTCAGCTTCCCAGTTCTCAGCCTCTGATATTACCCGTGCAAATACTGGTACACGCTTCGGTGACCCAGCTGCTCCCCACTTACCAGAGCGTTGGTATACTTCCCCTGAAGGATCAGGCTTAGTCCCGGTCTGAATGATGCCCATTGCCTTAGCTACACGGAATGATCCCCAGGTTTTGGTATCAATCAAAGATATCTGTCCATCCTCATATTGTAGTAAGTCGACGGCATTGCGTCCATCATCGGTTGCGGACAACTCAGATACTATCTCAAGTTCTTTGGCCTTGAGTTCCAGGGATTTGTGTGCCTTGGTGCCGATAATAGCAAAGGCCATTGAATCCGGGTCAATGGCATATGGTATCGTGATTTTGAGGAAGGACTGCATCGTACCATTGAGTAGTTGGGTTGTGCTGCCCTCACCAGTCCACTCACGTTCGGATGCGGCAAGGTGCAGATATGGAATGGTCTGGCAGCGTTGGAGTCTGCATTTGGTTAAACACTGTTTGATTTCTACATTGGATCCATCTGGGCAGGTGAAATAGGTTAATGACATTCTTCCTCCTTTATGTGGTCTATAAGCCAATCTACCGTTTTCATTGGGGCATCAAACTCAGTGTAATAATCCTTACACGCATTGGTAGTGTATGCTGGCTTGTCCTCATTCTTGTCCTCATTACTACAATATGCACTGTAGTATGGAGCAGCATGCCAGGATTCCATGATCAGGTCTACAGATACATCCCTATTTGGGAATGTCTTACGTAGTTTGGAAAATGCCTGGTGCATAGTATTGATTTTTATTCGCATATATTTCCCTATTCCTTTGGCTCTTCTTGCCCGAAGAAGAAGTCAAATATCCTATCTAGATTACCAATGACAGCACCTACTATGGTACTAACCAGTGCATAGTAGCTGGCATCTACATCGGCTTTCCACACGAACTTGCCTATGATTGCCGCAAGTATCAACACAAACACACTTACTACCATGATGGCTATACGAGTTGTTCCTGGTTTCATTCCTTTTCCTCCACTATTCCACTTAATCAGGGCCTGGTAGGCAGAGTTGATTTGGTCAGGTCCACCCGACTAACTCTGTCTGAATTCCCACCAGGCCCCATAGTGCTGGCAGGGACTTGAGCAACAACTAGTTAACTTAACCTTGTTGCCATTGTCACCCTGCACAGGTTTTAATTTGGGTGAGTTCCCTGTTAAACTCACCGGATAGAAATCTTTTCTCTCACGCTCTACCCTTTACGTGAGATTTGCGTCTACTTTGCGCCACGCTACATCTTGACGGTGTAGATGCCCTTTGCATCCTTAGTCACGGTACCGGCCAGTTCAAATGGTTTTAGGAATTGCCTGCTTATGATGTTGTTGACTAGGGCGGAATCTGCCTTTACAATTGGGTTGACAAACACTTCCTGATGCCATTGTTGCTCGGTCTTACCGTCGAGTAACTTCAAGGCAAGCAAGATAGAACTCTCAGCCTGAGCTCCAGGTGTTGTTGGTGTACCAGCAATGGGACCAGTGCCTTCTCTGAGTTCGATCAATTTCCAACACTCAACAGGTCGTTCCTCCCTGGCCTGTGTATTCCAGATCATGTTACCAGGCATTAGCTTGTAGCGCCCCATTTTGCCGAGCAGGTAGTCCTGATTCTTGGCTTGATCCTGTGGCACGTCAAGAGGCACACCGGCGTTGATGATCTTATCGATGGAGTCTCCCCAATATCCCATCTTGGTTTTAGCCTTTGCCGAATGCGGTATTTCAAGTTGGGCAGTGGGCATTGTGTACGGTTCTGTGGATTCAATGACCTCCACACTGTTGAATGTGTAGATCACCACCAGATACGGTGCATTCTGTCCTGAGCGCATTTCGCCGGTATAACCTTCCAATACGCCCCAGAAATCTCGCAACGGTGTTCTTTGGAATCCTTCCTCATATCCTCTGGTCTTGAGTTGGGATAGGACTTCTTCCTGTGATAGTATCTTGGTTACTTCCTGTGCCATATTAACCTCCTATTTATTTTGCGCTGGTTTCTGGATATTTTTTAGTACATCTAACCTCCATTACATGTATTATATTTTGTATCCCTACTGTGATTCATTATATAGTATTATATCACATTAGGATATTACATGTCAACTATTGGTAATCATCAGGTTGTAACACAGTGTTACTGTATTTGCGGGTGAATACCAAATTGTTTCGGTTAATTTGGATATCTATTGGGTATATTAGACTTTCAGCATGGCGTACTTTTTCGAATGTGAGTTTAAGGTCTACAATAGGATCCCCTGCGTTGGTCATTTCCACGTATATAATGGTATCCAGCCACTTCTTGATATTACCGTGACCATATAGTTCATCGGTACCGTAGTGGAATGCTGCCCCTTCGGCATGTTCTTCCTTGCGGTTATGGTGTATGAGGATAATGGCACAGTGGTATGCCTTGCGCCACATATTGAGTCGGTTAAGTAACTTATCTATCTCGGATTCATCGGTAAGTTTGGCCGCAAAGGAATTGTACATAGGGTCGATTATCAGAACCTTAGGCTGACACCGTGCCAACTCCTTCTCCATAATGGTGGCTCCCCAACCTGTATCCAGTTTCTCATATAGGTCGGTGGCTAACCAACAATTCCTGGCGTTGATATTATTACCAATTCTATATTTATCAGACCTAGTCTGTAGTGGGTGTTGTGGTATTTCAGACTGGAAATAATAGGTAGGCATAGCTGTGGTTTTATAATCAAACCAATCTTTGCCGGATGCAATGTGATACATGAGGTCCAAAGCTAGCATGGATTTGAATCGGCCCTCTGCCCCGTAAATACACATGGTACCTTGATTCAGTAATATGTTATTGGCTATGATATTATCTACAAGTGGTGGAGTCCAAGCACTCAGTTCATCAGGAGTTAACCCACGAAATTCATTCATTATTTATTCCTTAATATTGTTGGTTATAATACAGCCAGGAGCTAATCCCCAATCTAATATTACCCGCGGTATGGATACTGGACTAAACATTGTCTCTACAATACCTTCCGATCCACACAACGGAATAACTTATTGACATATCCGGTATCTGTAACTATGTAGATTAAACCAATATAATTGGCCCAATTACCACAATCAGGACATCTATTCTGTAAATTCATTTAGCATCGTCCTCCGCTTAAGTTCAAGAAGGTCATAGAGTTCCATTTCAATTAGGACATAGCACACACCGGTTTGACAGGCTAATCCCACCCTAGCACAGCCTGTGCAGTTGGGTAAATTATCCTTACTATAGCGCAGTTTGAACCGCTTGATCCACTTACTTATGGTACTTGGATCAACACCAATGCGTTCGGATACTTTGGATAATGAGCCAGATAGTAAGATGACTTCGATGGATTCACCCTCTACTAGCTCAACATATTTCATTAGTGGTGTTTTCTTGACCCGGGATACATGTGGTTTAGGTCTGAGCTTTTTTTGCTTATGCTGCTCTTTGTAGGTGATGACACCCATTTCAGACATTACTTTGTCGCGAAGGTTTAATTTTTTCACTATTCCTCACACTCACTCAGATCGTAGAAGATTTCAGGTGTGAACGCAATCTCACAGGAGTAACAGATATACCATGGGGTGGAATCACTCCGTATATAGTCAGTGTTAAGGCCACCACAACATGGGCAAGGTTTTGCCATAGCTAGGTGGCTTTTACCGTTGTTAAGGTAGTATATTTTGCGGTGGTATATCTCCCTCTCACCAGGTTCACCATTGTGCAGACCGAATATGTACACAGTTCTACCATCGTGCTCATAGCAGTATGGTAAATCCTCCTCTACATAGATAGGTTCGATTTTCCTAATAATGATTGGTTCTTCGATCATGTTACCTCCAATATAAAGTGATATATTTTTAAGCTAAAGTTAGCTATATATACTTATGTAGTATTTATTATATACCCATCTATATTCCGCGCATTGATATACAAATCATTAGTATCAGGCAGAACAACCCCCAGCTGTAAGAATGTGTTTAATTCTATGGGATAAAATTTATTATTTCGGATAAATACCACATTCTTTATTGCTGAGGTTATGTATTGCTTGTATTGGAATAATGTATCATTGGATATATAGAAGTATACCGTACCAGTTTGTACTTTCACATCCAGAATGTAAGATATCCCATCCATAGTGACTAATAGGTTAAATGGCGACTCATTCTCCACATCAGTTACAACACAGCCGAAACTGGTTAGATACTCTTTAACTCTAAATATGCCAAACTTACCAATAGCAAAATTACTTTGTCGCATGTATTCTGGAACATTTGGTGAATATATAAATTCTCCTTTTTGTGTGGTTATATCATGCCGAGTTTGTTTATTTTGTATATGCCTTAACATGGTTGGCATATCATATTTATGTCGGTGGTAATATTCCCTTTGATGTTCTCGGTGGTGTATTGCCGCCTGTGTTGGTGCGTGTTTGGAGTTGAAGTCAGCCATTATTTTCTGAACTTCCTCGGATATTTTGGTTAGTTGGGATAATTGATTGATTAAGTCATTCATGTTAACTCCTGAAAGGTGAAGGTGATATAAAAATATATGCTATAGCTGACTTTAGCATGAATTATATCACTCCTCAACTGGCCAATACGTGCTGCAGTAGCTACTAACAAAATCATTATTTATACGCCTGGATTTAAACGTGATAACTCCACACTTAAGTAGGTACTGTATATCTCCAGAGATTAGAGTATTGGTACGTGGTATAATTCGCTCTAGTTCGTGCACAGTTATGCCAGGTTGATGTTGTATTGCGTATAGGATATTGGCGCGTCGTTGTGCCGTTTGTTGTCTTTGCTCGTCTGAAAATCTACCACGCATAGCCTAATGCCTCACAGCGTTCGTATATACAGTGCCAATCACGGCAGGATTCAAATACTGGTTTACTACATCGTGCACAGATGGTGGAAGTACAACCTCCATCCTGAGTTTGTTTTAGGTAGGTGTTAAAGTTCTGGTCGAGATCGGCTAGAGCTTGGAGTATTGTATCACCGAAGCCAGCGATGTGTTGTCGGCCGTATAATGCCCGCCATTGGTTACCGTCGCGGGTAATTTGTACTTGCATGATTACCTCCTTATTTCTGGTAGCCTATATACCCTATGGCGTCTGGAGTAAATATGCCACCAGGTACAGGGTAGATTGTGTGCTGATCTAGTTCTTAGGTCGGTGGAAATCTTCCCACAGGTTGGACACTTCACAATATGTTACCTCCAATAGTGGTAGTACATGACAAGGCGCTAAAATAATTATCGGATTTGGGTCATGCCTGGACCCCGTGGAATTTTACCAAATGACAGTTGTATAGTTCGGCATATACTAACTCCTGTTCACTGTGAGGTAGATTGTAGAATGACATGCCATACGTGTAGTGAGCCATATCCTCACACTCGGATAGTACCCACTCCAGGTGAGAGGTTAACTCCGCATCGACTGGTTCAATGTTAGGTATGTAATCTTCCTTCATTTTGCGTTCAATGACCTTGTCTAAATTAGAGTTATTTGGTTGTGGATCGTTTAAGAATTCTGACAGCATTTTCATTGTGATCTCCTTATCATCCGCAATTTATAGATTAGGTCTCTTGCCTCTTTCCGATTGCTCGGTTCATGTGGTGCACTGAATGGTATACCATCACGAACGAGGCCATCCTTCATGTCACTGATACGTCGCAGTTGCTTACGGTTTGGTGGCATCAACCAGGTCAACTGTGATGGTCGCATGATTTACCTCCTAAAGTCTAGTCAAATATGGAATCCTGACAGGCTTGGTACATGCCCGATATTGTGTATTCCTTCCTGCTTAGGGCATCTTTGAATTCGCAGGCTGTCCACATGACACGTAGATATTGGCTGTGATGGACGCCGTGCGTGATCGACCAAATATGGCTGTGGCTAAGGTATCTAGGGATTTGGTTATGCCATCTGACGAATTCATTACTCCTCCTTATGTGGCGCCATTAGTTGCTGGTCTCGGCTTCAATTGGGGATTGAACTGCCCCTTCGCGGTAACCTTGTATACAGTTCTTGAGCCTTAATTCATGCGTCGACTGCATGTACATCTCACTGTTCAATGTGTATTTTCAATGTGGACTCTTTATTATTTAATACAAGTTCTCCTATCATTGAATATACTTGATGTTTACCGACCTGTATGCCGTTACGGTAGATAGCCTCTATTTTGTCCATCATCCTTTGTTCCTGGTATGGTGTCAAACATAGTTTATGTATATAATCCTTGGCATTGGCAATACTTGGAATATTCTGTGTCATGATTCCTCCTTAATCAAGTGAAATTCTCACATAGTAGATCAAGCCTAGACCACACACCATACCCACTGAAATGAATAATATTCTCAATGCTTCCATCACACCTCCTTCAGCGTTTGGTTCAATTCCTTCTTTACTCGCCGGGCTGTCTCACCACGCCATGTTTGGGCATTGGATAGGAAATACAACATAGTCTTGGCACTGTCCATACGTGTGATCTTATCCATTGCACGGCACCGAGATATGTCAACGTAATGTACGCCGGAAGGCTGTGTACTCCAGTCAGCATTTCTTTGCCTCCCTGATCGTGTCATATGATCCTCATCTTACTGAGCGCCAGCCCTCCAGCGCAATGACTCTGCCTACTACTTGTGGTATATACTTCGGCAGATTATATAACTCCGATACTTTGGCATTGACTGGGCTATTTTTGTTGATACCTTCCTCATCCATGATTAGTGTGATTACCTTGCCTATTTTGTCGGTGACATATATCGCCGTAATGTAACCGCCGATTATTGCCTGAGCCTCTATCAGTGACGGTTTGTGATCCAATTCTGTAACAACCCCACTTGTATAAATTATCGTTGCTCTATTCACAATTTACCTCCACTAATTGTAGTACTTCATTTGCCGTGCTTCTTGATGTATTCCACATCCTCATCAGGCATACGCACTGCCTTACTTTGGAGACAGGCAATGCACAGTGAATACCCAGGATGTCTGTAGTTATAGCAGCCAGGTGTGATACACTTCCGTACTAGTAACCTATCCAATTTGGTATTTGCCATGATATTACCTCCCAAATCATGTTATACCATAGTATAACACACAACTATTGAAATTGTCAATAGCAGGGCATTTCGGGGATACACTTACACATTCACCCAAACACATTCATTGTCCTCCCATGTCTTTGCAATGTTCATACCATGTCCTCTCCTTGGACATGAAAAGGCGGAGTCTGTGACAACTCCGCCTCTCCTCTAGTTGACAGTGTGCGATTACTTACGAATAAGCTCAGGATGCTCGGCCAGTATGCGCTTTATGATTGGCTTCCCCGCAGCCCACGTGATCGAGTTCACGTTCTTGCCTTCAGCTTCCGCGGTAGACTTGGCAGTTTCGAGTGATGCTTTCTCTTCAGCAGTGGCATACTTCTCGATCAGTTCGGCACGCTTGAATCCAGTCTGGCTTTCAACTGTGACTCCAGTTCCTCCGCCTGTTCCTGTGCTTACCTTGGCGGCTTTGATTGTCGGCACTGTGAGCTTGCAAGCGCCAATGACTTTGACTTCTCCGGCTGCATCAAGTTGTCCCTTGTCGTTTTCCATGTGATCAACAACAATGCTGAATCCTTTGGATTTGACAGCCAGCAATTCGTCAGTGAACTTAGCGACAGCGTTTGCGAGTGCCTTGTGGATTTTGACTTCCAGTGCTTCACGCTTTCCAGCCAACTGTTCTGCTTCCTGTTTCAGCTTGTCAGCCTCGGACTTCTTGATGTCCTGAGCATACTGCATGATAGCCCGGGACAGCCGCATCACGTCGGCGTCGTTGCCGCTCGCGATTGCTAGTGCTAACTCTGTCTTGATTTGATCCAGTGTTTTTACTTCTGCCATGATATTCCTGTGCTAGAGTTTTGACTGCCTTACGGATCAGTATACATCTAGCTGTACTCTATTGTAGCATTTGGTAAATACACTGTCAACTAGATAGGCGATTTAGTTGTTAAGGTGCGCTGAGTGCGTTTTTTGACTCACCTACAGTATAGCAGATTGCAAGGCAGTTGTATAGTATATAAATAGTAAACATTCGGTAAATATTGAGTAAATGAATCCTGCGTCCTGTGCCTCAGTGGGGTTATAGCCTCATCCCGCTTCCGATCGGTGCGGGTAGAATCCCAAGGGCGTGTCTGTAGTCGCACGGTGTCCAGTTGGTAGTCTGCCTACTGCCGAAGTATGGGGCTAGGGTACAGGTGTCACTATTATGAGATAGGAGAGATTATTTCTAGGGTTACTAACAGATTTTATTTTTCCACACCATTTATCAGGAGTCGAACCTGCAATGGGTGGAGGAGAGTGGAGGAGAGTGGAGGATAGCACTAATTGCCGCGAATGAGGCCAGAGGATGGAGGGTGTATACTTGATTTCGGCGTTCCCTGCCTCACTTCCGCGTGGACACAGTACACGGTACCGCAATTTACACAGGCGTCGAAAAATGTGGCAATCACAGGCACTGTTAGTGTGGTCTTGGCCGGATCGTGTATCATGCCGAGATGCTGGAATAAAAATGCCTGTAATTCTTTCCGTGCCTTGTTTTGGTCCTTCAAATCCTGCAGCACTGAGTCTGCCATACGCTGCGATTCTCCGCATACAGGGCATACCTTGAAATCCATGGGGAATTGTTTTAGGTCTGGTAGTATATTATGTTCATCCATGTGTTTTCCTCCAATGTATTTTATTACTCTTTATCTGTGCAGCATTAAAGTCTGTGACAAAGGTTCTAGTCTCCTCACAGTATTTACATGTAAACTCTCCTGCCACTTTGGTCTCTACCCAATGATGTGCGTTGGTTGGGGATTCTAAACATTCCCAGGATTTAAGTGGTTTAGCTTGTTTACCCATTATTTGCCCACTTTTTAGGTACTCCGCCCAGTGGTAGTACATCCAGCATTAACTGGGCAATCTGTGCCTCTATATTAGCATACAGGATTTCATAGTGTAACCCGGCTTTGGATAATTTTCGTTGTCTCTGCCTCAATGATGCATAACGTCTTAGTATTGTATTTCGATCCTCCTTCTGTTTAAGGGTTAATACTACCTTCCGCGATTCTGGTATATATGGTTTAGCTTGTAGGTTATTTAATCCACTCTGAATCCAGCATGTTGGGTGATAATATTTCTTCGTGGTATGCTTATCGCTGGTGAAGATTACCACCACTTCTGGAGTATTAGTAATTATAGTTTCGGTGCAGAACTTACACTCTGCGGATTTTGGTGCCCAACACATTAGGACTTGAGGTATCATGTTATACTCCTGAACTGTTACGGTGTTCTACCTCTTAGATGATCCCTACACTCATTATGCCTCTGAATTATGGCGGGCCAATTTTCTCCACGAACCATGAATGTTGGGAATGTTACTCCACACTTGCACTCAAACATGTTTTTGTCAAATGCTGGGTACCGTACCGTGCAATTTAATTTGAGGCTTAGAGTGGCGCCCATTTTCATTATATCATTGTTTATATCCGGACAACATTGTTTCCACATCGTGATTATATTATAGCATATTGGTAATTATATGTCAAGTATTAGGTGATATAATACATTGGTGCTGTGTGTGTATTATCTATGTGTGGTTATATTGACAGTTACACACCAATGTAGTATAATAGACAGAGAGGAGGACATACATGAGTAATGCAGTAGATGCCATCAATATTATAGCGGCTGCGATACCTGCCTTTGACGGCGATGAGATGAGCCACAAGAAGGCATTGTACCTCAGTTATAGGATTTCAAACTTTACCAGCAGAGAGAGTGAGAAGCTGGCAAATGTTTCCCATAAACAGGTTACACGTTGGCGTCAGTCTGACCCACAGTTTTTGGAATTAGACGGTACAGGACTAACTAACCTGCGGAAAACCATGTCCAATGAATTTCTGGACATGCAGTTTACGCGGAACTTTCGCCTCATCATGGAAAAGGATTTCCAAGTCCTGTACAAGGATGCTACCAATGAACCGTTGACATTGTCGGAAATGAACTATCTCGCCAAGATTCGGCAACACTATACACCACAGAGTTTGGCTGTGGTCAAACAGCTATTGAGTGGTGGCACCGTTGATGCGCCATTTGACTTCACCAAACTGACGCTGGAAGTTAGGCGGGAACAAATCACCATTGTTCAGGAGCAACATGGCCAGAGGAGTTAAAGCGTCGAATAAGCAGAAGGTTGCTGGTCGCAAAAATATACTGAAAGCCAGCCTAGCACGTACTGGTCGTCGCGGCACCAAGTATAAGAGGAAAATAGGATGACTACTAAAGAGGCGTTTAAGGAACTAATCAACAATGAGAGAAAGTTCATTGAAACGCTTCTCGTGGTAGAGAATAAGCAACGACAAAGGGTTCCATTCAGGTATAACCCCATACAGGCTGATGCAGATGCTACCGAAACTGGCATGGACATTTGGGTTAAGCCCAGTTCTGTGGGGTTCAGTACCGAACGCATTGCCAAAAGGTTAGTCAATACCCTCACTACTCCTGGTACTAACACTGTACTTGTGGCATATGAGGATTTCATTACCGAGCGGTTATTAAATAAAGTCAACTTTTTCTACAACCACCTGGAGACCTTGAGGATTCCAGGCTTTCCGGAAATTCATCACAGTTGTTTGCCATATCATGCTAAGATACAATTGGCTGATGGTACATTTAGGCAGATAGGTCAAATAGTTAATAAGCGGGAACAGGTTAAGGTATTATCCCATAATATGGATAATGGCAAAATAGAATCCAAATCCATAAGTAGGTGGTATAAATATCCTAGTAGTCATTCATGGATTAACCTTGGGTCTGGGTTCAAATTTTCTCACATGATGACAGGTAATCATCCCATATGGACTGATGATGGTTGGAAAACTGCCAAAGAATCATCGTTAGGGGATATTACGTATCATAATGGATTTATGCCCAATGAAGACCAAAAGCAGATGATCTTGGGTACAATGTTGGGTGACGGGTACCACGATGGACATGGTGGAATTTGTTTTGGTCAATCTGTCTGGGATTACATTAAATTCAAGTATGATATGGTACAGGAGTTTTCTTCCGATATAAAAACTACTTGGGATCGCGGAGGTTTCTCGTCCGAAAATCCATTCCATACATTTAGGTTGGGAGCATCGCCATTATTTGATACCTATTCGGTAATGGATTTAGATGTGCGAGGATTAGCAATTTGGTACTGTGATGATGGTAGTTATGGTAGAACAGTCAACATACATACTGAATGTTTTACGGAAACTTTCCATGAGATACTGATTGATGTGTTGAGGAATAATTTTGGTATTGAATCACACATAGTACCTCATGGTGATCACATAATGTTGAATATACCAAATCCACGAGGTTCTGGTAATCAGGATAAGTTTTTTACGCTAATTGCTCCATATATACCAAGATGTATGGAATATAAACTAGCAGAACAATATCGTGGTAGGCAAAAATATGTGTGGGATAATTGCTTTGGTCGTGGGTTAGTTCCATATAAAATTGGTATTAAGGAGACAGCTCTAACGTTTGAACGTATTTACAATTATGTATATAACATAGAGGTAGAGGATAATCACAATTACTTTACCTCAATTGGATTATGTAGGAACTCGACTTACGAAAAAACCTTTCGTTTCATGGTAAATGGTACCTGTGTAAGTGAAAGCTCTATCTACATTGCCTCAGCCAGGAGTAAAACTGCCGGTCGTGCCGAAGTCATACACCACCTGCTCCTGGATGAGCATGCCTTTTATGTACCGCAGGCATCGGAGAACATTGTCGCTCCTGCTATGGCGCGTGTTCCTCCTGGTGGTACTGTCGATTCCTTCTCAACACCTAATGGAGAGGAGAACGACTTCCACGATTGGTACGTTGCTGCAAAAGGTGGTAATTCTATATTTACCGCGCATTTCTATCCATGGTGGTTACATCTTGAATATGCGGTATATCCCGGTGATGCCCGCATCAGGATGATTCCTGAAACTGATAGAGAAGAATTCAAACTAACCCTAGATGAAGAAACACTCATGACTAATCATGACCTGACCTGGGCACAAATTCGTTGGCGCAGGTACATGATGAAGGTCATGGACAGTCTCAGGAGGAAGGGAGAATCTAGAACACTGTTCCCACAAGAATTTCCTGAAGATGATCTGTCCTGTTTCCTGACTACCGGCGATATGTACTATGAAACGGAGTGGATTGAAAAGCTTGCCAAAACCTGTTACGATGCACCGCATAAAGTTGGTAATGCTAACATCTGGTACTTGCCAAAAGAGGGAAAACAGTATTTAGTGGTGGTTGATCCCAGTCAGGCTAAGATTACCCAAAGTGCCATCAGCGTGTTAACCTTTGAGAAGGATGCCTTGGGTAACACAATCCCAATTTGGTGTGCCCGAGACTGTGGATGGTACAGCACCGAGGATGAATATTCAAAGGCGTGTAAATTATCCGATTACTACAACCGTGCAATGCTAGTCTGGGAAGCCAATGGTCATGGGCTGGCATTCACTGTCTTGGCTAAGAATCGCCGTCCCATATACTTCAGAGAGGATTTGATTAATGGTATGCCTACAATGATGCCGGGATGGTATACCAGCAGCGGTAAAAGTGGTACTAAGGAATATATGCTCGGTCAGGTCAGGAAACACTTACCGAGTCTAATATGCCATGATATTGAATTAGTCAGGCAGCTGCGAAATTTCCGATATTCCAACGGCAAAGTCGAGATTGTGGGCACGGATGACGTTCATGATACCTTGGCTATTGGCTTATCAGTATTTAACCCAAATCCCGTTAAGCGTGGTTTACAAGGTCACACGGGGTATAAAAAGGATTGGGGTAACAGAGACAAGCAGAGGAGGCGGCGATAAATTTTGCTCCTATAACTAATGGAGGTTATTATGTACCCATCTGAAATAATCAATAAGTGTACCTACCTCAGGGACTGCTGGACTACCCGCAAGAAGAAGTTTGAGGATTGGTTCAGCATCCTGCTGTTGGAGGATAAACTCGCACAGGAAGGCATGGAATCCGTTGTTTCCAATGACCCAAAGACTGGGTATAATCTGGCTAAGCATTTACTCACGTCGATGGTCATTGCCGATAAAATCTCAAATGATGACTTATCTCCTGAATACATGCCAGCAACGGCCTATATGGAAAGGTATATGGCCATCCGCTGGAAGGATCAAGAGCGCCGATATCGAAGCATTGGCCGTCAATCCTGGATGGGTGAACTCGTTGGATGGATGCTCTCCCTGGGTTGGTATTCTGTCTTCGCCATGGTTGATGAGAAGGAAGTCTGGGCTGAGGTCTGGTCTCCTTATGACTGCTTCCCAGCTTTTGGACCTGATGGTCTGGTAGAACACGCACGGATATATACATTACCAGCCAGTGCGGCCAATAAAAAAATTAAGCAGATGAATTGGCAAGATAAGGTACCACGAGCCTTTACCGTCGATGTTACCTTCTATGACTACTGGGGCTATGACCTTGATGGTGATATTGTAAATGCCATTGTTGCGGATAACCTATTTGTCAAGAATCCAGTCAAAGATATGGCAGTAAATAAGGTGGGTAGACTTCCCATATTCAGCAGTGCGGTTGGTGGTCTCCCTGACATGGGCAGTATTATGAAAGGTAATAAGTGGCAAGAACACTATGGTGAGTCCATCGTTGCCACGAATGAGGACTTAACCTTACAATATAATAAAATGAGATCCTTCATGCAGCAGGCTGCCCGAACTGCCGCACAACCACACTGGCTTGAGTTATCTACTGGAGATACACCCATAGCCACGGATGAGTTGATGAATAGGTGGGGTTCAGTCCTACATGGTTCACCTGGCGAGGATGTTCGTTCACTGAGTGGTGTATCCATTCCCATTGAAATTACCAACGCCCTGATGGTCTATCGGGATGAATTACAAAGAGGTCTATTCCCAGCCTCATTATTTGGCCTAATCCAGCAACAGATAAGTTACCTAACCATGGCTAATATCGCCAGTTCTGCCATGCAAGTACTGACTCCGTACAAAGATGCAGTCATTGGAGTACGTACTGACATCAATAATTTCTGGCAGGACATGATCTTCAAGAATGGGTTTGCTCCACATAGGTTTAAGAGTCCAGAGGTTAGACCAGACCTAAATGAAATGCGGTTTGAGGTGGACGCGGATTTGGAAATTCCCGGTCACCTAGTACAAAAGGCCACTGTGGCTAGAATGATGAATCCTAATTTCAGACTGCCAGTTGCCTGGATCCAAGAGAAATTATTCCCAGAAATCCTAGACCCCAAGAAGTCCATGGCAGATGTTCGCGCCGAAGATGCTTTGATGAATCCCAAGGCTATACTGGTAGACAACATCATCGCGTATAGGGAACAGGCCAGAATTCTCAGGCAACTGGAGGATGTTAGCCAAGCGGAGTTGTATGAAAAATTGGCTAAATCATTGGAAGCAGAACTGGATGTGGTAGCTAGTAGTACCGCACAGGCTAAACCCGGTGCAGCGAATGCCCCGATACCAAAAGAATTGAGTGGGGGGATTGAATAATGGCTATCAAGATGTTACCAACAATTCCGAAAACAACGGTCCCTGACATAGAAGAACCCGTAGTGCCTGAGATTCCAGATAAGACAGTCTTGCCGGATAAATATGCCGACCGTAAAAAGTGGTGGACAGATCAATACCAACCTCCAGAACAGGAGTTAGACATACCAAAAAAGAAGGGCCAGTCCTTCATGTCTGGCTTGGTTAAAGGGGTTGTCACTCCTGTAGGTAGTTACGTAATAGATGCGTTCAAGGATATTTCCGGTATAACTGATCCTGGCAGTGAACAGTCCAAGGCGGTACAGGCGGCAACACTGAAGCGTTTTGATAACAACAACAAAGCTAACTGGTTCCTAAATCTGTATAATCTGGCTCCTGGTATGTTACTTGAGGGAGAAATACAGTCCTACGAAGATTATGTGGGATTATTTGGAACTCCTGAAGGTATGACTGCGGAGGATATAAATGAAGTAAAGAATGTGTTTGGTGATGTTGCAACGGATTGGCTGGAGCTAGACCCGGAAAAAGAATCAGCAATGCGTAAGTTCTTTGTCGATCCGGTAAAGGAGATTCCGCCCAACACAGTACAGAGGTTAACTGTCCAGGCCATACTGCAGAGTCTTGCCGCACCGAAACCTAGCTTGCCGGAAGGTATGACTGAGGAGGAAATGTTTGCTTACCTGCCATTGATGGATTTGCCTCCAGAATCTATACAGGCTAAGTTTGATATCGACATGGCAATGGATGTCATAGTCAAAGCGGACCTAGAGCAGAGACAGTTGATCAAGGATGCACGGAATAAAATCATTGAGTGGGAGCAGCCGAGTCAATCTACTTGGGATAGAGTATTCTTTACCGTGCAATCTCCTCTACAGAGTTTTGCTAACTTCCTTGCTCCATACATGCGGAACGTATCACAACCACTGGCAGGTATTGCTTCCATGTATATAGCACAGTTGTTACCAGGTACCCAGGGAATTGAAGAAAAATTCAACCAAAAATTCTACGGTGAAAACAAAAATGTCTGGAGTTCCTACGGTGAAGCGTTTGATGAGTGGGACATAGCTTGGTATTACAAATTACCCATTGAATTGATAACTGATCCAATCAATTTTATACCAGGTGTTGGATTAACCATACCAGGCAAGGTGCTGACTAAGGTAGGATTAAAGACCTTCGGTACTAGTTTGATTTCCTTGAATAAAGGGTTATGGATTGCTACGGATATACCATTTGACCTAGCTAAAAAGTCATTTGCTTCCGATATTTGGAAAACTCCCATGCAGTTAGTTGGCCGTCATATGCAGGAATTCAATGCAACCATCCCAGTTGCGGTGGGTCAGGTTACAGGCAAGGCTTTACATGAGATGACCAGTACTGATTTAGCACAGACATTGAGAGTTGCCGCTAAGTCCTATGCAGATACTCCCAATTTAGATGGTAGCGTAATTGTGGATTTAGGTCGTTACCTTGCAGATCATGTGGTGCTAGACTCGGATCAGGTATATAAATGGAGTACACAGTATGGAGGTAAACTAACTCCAGAAACTGCTGGCAAGGTAGTTCCTGAAGTAAATGATGTCCTCACACAACAGGGTATGAAGGTATTTTCGGCCAAAGAGAGTGCTTCCAGATTAGCAGATTCCCTGATGATACCAAAAACTAGGTCGAATCTCAACAAGCTGGAGAAGGAAATACCTGCAGTACGTAAGAAGCTGTCAACGGATATAGAGACCGTCATCAATATAGGTAAAAATTCCAACATAACCCCATTCAGTAGTATGATTGACTACATGGTTACCAAACAACGGGCGGTAATTGCCAGCAAAGTCGCAGGTAAATATGCTGAAGGTAAAACACTAGAAGGAATAATGCTTGGCATTGGTAGAAAGGTAGATGCCATTACCAATAATCGTTATAGGCTAGCATTTGACCGTTGGCTTGTTAGACCATTTGCTGAAGCCAACCTTGCTAGCTTATCCTACATGCCGTGGAATGCTTTCGAGGGTATTGCAGTTACAGCAATAGAAGGTGTACGTCCAGGATTCAAAAGTTGGGAAACCTATGGCGTAGCTACCAAAGACCTAATGGGTGATGTAAGTCTGGCAACAAAAAATGCTGGTGACGTGTACGGCATTTTCGGTGCGCCTGCTATGAGACCATCCGGAGCATACAGTTTGGTACCGAACATATGGAGAAAATTTACAGTCGGTGCTTCCGATGTTATCAGCAATGGTATCAAGCGTAATTATGTGGTGGAAAAAATGAACCAACATATGGCTACCATGATGCCGGATAAGTTAGGAGATGCAGTATTTAACCAGATAAAGAAGGACATCAATGCTGTACCTAAAATACCTAAGAAATCGTTGGGTTTATCATCCCACGAATTGAAGCAGGAGATGTATACCAGATGGATTGCCGGTTCTGATGCCTTATCTGCCATGAAGACCAGACTAACTGATGGCTCCCTCATGAATGCTGAAGCGGAAAAGATAATCAAAAATGCGGATATGTTATCCCCTAAATCCCGGGCTTTGGCAGAACAGTATTTGGCTGATGGTAAGATATTTCGTAAGATTGATGTGGAGTTGGAGCAATCTCATGGTATAGGAGAGCGTTTGGTAGAGGGACAATTAATGGTAGATAGGGAAGCTATTGATGCCTTTTATACTACTCACGATACGATAGCAAAATCTATTTCAGTACCAAACGCTGCATCTAATAAGCCTAATGCCACGCTGATGGATGAAATGGGTGAGTGGATTATTGGTGGTAATAACACCGCACTACAGAATGTTGGTAAAGTGGCATCTACCAACCCAGAATATAGGGTAGCACTACACGCCGCATTGATGGAAGAGTATCCATCTGGATATATCAGCATTTTCCGTGGTAGAGGAGTAGCTCGTGAATTTGACCCCTTAGAGCGTGAGTTTGTCAATGTAACCAGTGATAAAAATATTGCACAGGTATTTGAAGATACTTGGATTGTATCAGATGCACCATTTACAGATGCTTATGGTAATATCCTTAAAGAGAAGGTATCACCTACCATAGACAATGTATTGGTTCATGTAGATGATGTGATTGCTATTGGTAGTAGTAAAGAATCGGAAATGGTAATCCGATCTGAGGTTCTCAAATCCCGCATGGCCTCACCCATAAAGCCGTCACCAATAGATGGTATCAGTGACGCTGTGGATGATATCTTCCGTCCTACCCTAGAAGGGTTGAAGTTGTACCCTCAAGAATCACGTAACTCATTCCGTCAAATGGCGGACGATATCGAAACCACAAACATAACCAATTCCGATGAACTGATGCAGATATTTAACAGCTTCGAAACTATGTCTGATACAGCGTCTGTCATACCACACCGAATGATGTCGGATATCATGGAACAAGCGGATATCATTTACAAGTCTGGTAAGTTAGGAAAATTGAATGGCATCTGGGAAAAAGGTAGACAAGATATGTTGGATACAATGGATAGTATAACTGCTGACATGAGTCGTATCCGAGCTAAGATTCTATCCAATACCGACACACTCACTACCAAGCAACTCACGGCTATGGAAGCAGTGCTTAAGCACTCAGAGGCTTCACAGCTAGTGCGTGAGGTTACATTGAGACAGGATGCACAACTATTGGATAATTTCTGGGCACTACCAAAGAGTGCTAGAACTGCGGAGGAACATACCGCATTAAGGGCGTACCGTAAAGAATTATGGGCCAATTATAGTAATGAGGTATCAATTACCAGCGCCGGAGAAGCTGTGAGCAGAACACATCTACATACAATTTATCATGACCTACCAAAAGCTAAGTTAACCGGTGTAGATGCTAGTAGTAGAGCATTATCCGCACAGGATGTAGCTAACGTATTCGGTACCAACATTGACGGACTAGCCACAGGTTTGCTGGATAACATCGCAATGCAGGGTAGAGAGTATTTTATCCAATTAGTAAAACAGTCGGCGGACGATAATGCCGTATTATTCAGAGGCTTCACTGAGGACAAGATTGGTGCAGTGTATGACCAGTTATTGCGGCAGGCAAATATGAATCCGGAGTTAGATATCCTTACACAGAAGATTCTACAGCAGAGTCATGGTATGAAGCAGCAGTTGGCTACCCTTAAGATGACACACAGTATATCACCAGCCACAGAAAAGTCCTTGATGGATTGGATAGACAATGCAATAGTTAATAGAGGTAAGATTATCGGCGATGTGATACCACAATTACCAGCACGCAAATCTAAGGTTGGTATACAGTACCCACCAGATATACCAGCACGGGATTATTGGGATAATACCCTTGAATATAATAAATTACGGACTGGATATACCACGCGATCTAATGCTGCTAGTCTTTTAGCTATAAGACTTGAAAACGCCGGTGACATGTTACGGGAAATGGGAAAGGATTTCTCCGATGAAGGTTATTTTATGGAGAAATTAACTCGCATTAGAAAATCTATTGGCGACATGGACTGGAAAATGCCATTATCAGGTGATGAGAAGGAAACCATTAAGAACTTAAAATCTCAGGTGGACGCCATTCCGGCTACCACTGAAATGACCACTGAAATCAAGGTATTGATTCAAAAATTACTGGATAGAGATATGGTGAATGTGGAAACTTCACTAGCTAAAATAGAAAACCTGAGTAAGTCTAATATACCAACCAAAGTACCTGAGACTGGTGTAGCCCAACAGGAACCAATACAAAAGGTTAATTGGGGAATTACCGAATTTAGGAAGAGTGTTACTCCAGAGATACGAAGTAAGCTAGACGAACTTGCATCTATTTTACCAAATATGCCCGAGATAAGGATTCTAACCATTAAACCTCATATAACCATGCCAGGTAAACCTGGAGGTTATAGTGCTAAGTGGATAGAATCTGAAAAGATAATGCAACTCATACCAGGATTTACTCCTGAAGATTTCTACCATGAGATGGGTCATGCTTTGTATCCGAACTACACCGAAAAACAGGTAGAGGAATACGCCATTGCTACTGCTAAGCTATTTAAGCAACATAAAATGCCTGAGACTGGTGTAGGGTTAAACCTAACAGAAAAAATACAATTACCTAAAGTAGATGCTGTACCTACTCCAGGACTCCAGCAACTACCCAAATCCAAAGGCATATTGGGTAAATTAGAGGGAGTGCAGGAGAAACTTGGCACCTATGAACCAAAATTTGCTCCATCTGGAGAGAAAATAACCACCGATGAGTGGAATCAACTACGCCAAAAAGCCTTAGACCTTGCCAACAAAGATTACTACAAAGCCTTTGCCGATTACAGCAACGAACACATGCTCGGAGCTATGATGAAGATGATTTATCCGTACTGGGGTTATCATCAATACCGATGGTTTGAACTATCCAGACAAGCAATCCGGCATCCGGGATTAGCCACTACATGGGGCAAGTATCAGGACTATAGTGAGAATGGGTTTATACCAAGCTATTTCCCGAACCTTGAGATGAATCTATTTACCGGTAGTATGATGGGCACCACGTTTACCCTAACTCGATCTGATTACGCATCCTACTTCGAGCAACTTGGGTTTGCTGGTGAAGTTCTCGACTATACCCAGAGATGGGGATACTATCCCAACGCACCAATCACAGCGGTTATATCTCTACTTCCCATATTAGCTGGTCGTAAGCCAGAACTGGGCGGTGTACTCCCACCAATAGGTAAAACTGGGCTAGACCTAATGGTAGCGTCCAACATTCCCGGTGTGTCCAAAGCTGCAACCTGGCTGAAGGATAACATCTTCCACGAAAACTTCCATGAATACTATACCGCCACTATCCTTGACAGTATGCAGGTAGATTCTGGAGGTACATTGATTGGCGGACAAACTGGTACAGACCTGTGGTTTAAGATGTTACGTGGGGAGAAACTTACCCAGGAAGAGCAAGACTTGTGGGATAGTGCGTATAGGAAAGCTGCGGAGATAGGTGTATTGAGATCACAGTTCCCACAGTTTAGGCTGAGGACCGATGACTACAAGGAAGCCTATGATAAGGTAACCCAGATATTCGTTGAACAGTTGGGTATGTCCGAAGAATTCCAGAAAGAACTGTGGCGCAACCATCAGCGTCCAACCGATGTGGTGGGAGGTTTACCGCTCAACCTACAAGCAGAGTTGGACGAACTGTGGCAATGGAAAACCTACTTAGGACGTGGTACAATATTAGCACCTCCAGAAGTGGCTGATTTGAAAGCACTCATAGATAAGTACTGGAAGAAAATAGAATCCTATCAAACGGATAGATTGAGTAAACAGGGAGATTTAGATGCAGGATTCATCTCCCCAACTACTGACCTACACTTTACCGGTAAAGAGTGGCGTTCGGAGTTTGCCTCCAACTGGGGAGATTACGCTAGCAAATCGGATAGTCTGGAGACAGATTCCGAATTTGCCGATGCTGTGGAAGCTCTTACTCCAGAAGGACAATTGAAACTGGCTAAACGTTTGGGATATACAGTAACACCAGATACCCCACTGAGGGAGGCAGTCAATCTTTACTTTAGTATTAAGTTGGAGAAGAAGATTGACCCGTATACCGGTGAAGTCGAGGATGATTTCCTTACCTTTTGGCTGAAGCGTGAGGCAGTAAGGAGAGCTCTTACCCCAGAACAGTTGGATGAGTTCGATACCTACATTCGACGGTACCAAACTCCAATGGAATTAACCTTTCACTATGCCTACAACACATATATCCGAGGATATAAAGCCTCCGATCGTATTGTGTTTACTAGTCGCAGTGAGGCAGACCGCGCCATTATCCAAGAATCCTATTCAACAACAGTTACTTTAACACGAAGGGAGGAATTACGTTCTCTGGTAGGTAAAGATGGTCGTCAGATCATATCTGGGTATGAGGCAGATTGCTCTGCTGCACGTGAAGCGCTGAGGATAGTATCCCCTAAATTGGATTTCTACCTATACGTATTTGGGTATACTACTACCGCTAAGACAAAGGCAGCACGTTCCATGATCGACGCCTGGGAAGCTGATCGCTCCAGTATATTAATTACTAGAGAATAGCATTATATATAAACTGTAATATATCACATTTAACCATTGACATTTGATTACCGATAAGATATAATTGATACAGAGGAGGAACTATGTTAGAATTACAATCCGCAGGTCTCAACAAGGATGGCTCAGTTACCGTCACATTGGATGGCAAAGAAATCCGGTTGGTGAAAGAATCCGACCTTGGTGCTATCAAAGCGGGGGCGGTAAAGGCTGAAGAGGCATTAACCAATCTCCGAATAGAACTGGACACCGCCAACACTGAACTGGACAAAGCCAGACAAGATATACTGAAGGAACAAGCAGCCCGTGAAAAAGTTGAGTCTGCGGTAGCCGAGAATAGTTCCTTAAAGGCAACTGTGGCGGACTTAATGTCCAAAGTGGCTGGTCACGAAAAGACCAGTGGTGAGGTAAAGGATAAACTCACCGGCAGGCTTCGTACCATCCTTGCAACACAGCACAGGGTTGATGCGGAGAAGATCAAGGATATGTCTCTGGAAGACTTGGAGAGGACAGAGGCAGCCCTCGGGTTAGTGGGTAATAAGAGCACTGCTGCCAACTATGATGGCAAAGGTGGTGGTAGTGGTTCTTCATCCACACTTGAGGGAAAATCCCCACTCGCCTTAGCAACCATGGGATATGAGCAGTCCAAATCTAAATAAGGAGTGGAAAGAATGTCGGGAGAGTTCACATTAATCGAATTGTCCAAGATTGAGACCGATACCCTACGCAAATCTGTCATTGATACCTTGCTGATGGAAGCAGTAGCCATGCAGATGTTACCGTGGGAAACCATCGGTCAGCTGGCAACCACAGTAGTCAGGCTGGGATCCTTGCCTAGTGTTGGTTTCCGTAAAGTCAATGAGGGCTATTCCGTCGGCACTGGTTCCTTTGAGCAGAAGGTTGAGAATATCTCTCTTATGGGCGGATATTTCGACACTGACAAGGCCATTGCCAGAGCCAAGAATACCATCGCATCTGCGAGAGCCATCACGCAGGTAATGATGACCAAAGCCATTGCATATAAGTTCAATGACAAGTTCATCAATGGCAACCCCCAAACTGACCCTGAGGAATTCAAAGGCTGCAAAGAACGTGTAACTGATGTATATAATGAAGGTTACACCGGCCAGCTGGTAGACTTCGAGTGCGATGGTGTTGGTATCCTCAACAGTTCCGCACACAGCAATGATTTCCTGAATTTCCTTGATAAACTGATCTACCAAATTCCAGGACACAAGCCAGATTTCCTGTGGATGAACCACAAGTTGCTCCTGGCTATCCGAGCAATACTGCGAAAGGAAAAACTCCTAAGCAGCATGACCGATTACAACAATGTAGTGGTTGATACCTATGGCAATACCCGCCTGGTCGACATCGGTGTGAAGCAGGATCAAACCACAGAAATTATCCTCAATACCGAAACCGCAGCGGGCGCTGCAACTGGTGGTGAATCGACATCCCTCTATGCCACCAAGTTTGGTATTGGTGACATGCTCTGGGGCATCCAGGAGTATCCGCTTGAAGTGACCGATAAGGGTCTGCTTGAGGACAAGCCAATCTACCGTACCGAACTTGACTGGCCTTTGGGTCTTGCCCAAGCCAACCCATATGCCATTGCTCGTGGCATTGACATCATAGCTGATAGCTCGGCGTAAGGAGGTTACACATGCCATATGATGCGAATTTAGTCCTGAGAGGATTGTATGGTGGCGCATATGTTGACCTGGATGAGAATGACGCCGCTGCTACATCCTTAACCGTCAATGCGGATGGTAACGTCTGTGTTGATTTGCTTGATCACGGTTCTGGTGCGCTTGGCCTTGATTGTGTGGTAATATTTCACGATCAGCCTACTACATATCAAAATACTTGCCAAATCGTGGTCTGTGAATCCGATCACCTGACCGATGGCTGGGCGACAATCCTCACCTTTGAGTTAGTCTATGCCTATATGCGAGAAGTCATAGTTACTGCAACCACAGCATTCGATGCCACTGACATTGGGTTGGTATTCACCGCCACAACTGGCACTGATACTGGTATACTTCGACAGTTCAGCCGCAACCTCCTGGTTGCTGGTGGTACTGGCAAATGTTGGGTTGAAATGCAAGATGCTGGCGATACCTACGCCACACTGAATGATGTGGTTACTTGTACTGCTGGAGTTGGTGTGGGTACCATCACTAAGATTGGCCGGGCTATCCAACCACCCATGACTCTGGTGCGTCGATTTTCCACCATGAAACGGTATATTCGCTGTACTAATACCGTTACTGCTGGAGGTAACTTCGGTGATGTAGATATCCTGGTAACAGGTTCTCAACACTGTCATGTGAATAACCTGTACCGATAAGGAGGAGTAAAATGCCATTCGATGCGAATCTGGTTCTTGCAGATAATACTGCGGATTGGACCTACGCCAATCTAGTTACGTCAAATTATGGCACACCTACCAGTACCACAAGGAATGCTGGTGGTTTTGCCGTAATTGACATGTTGGCATTCAGTACTACAGCTGCCAAAGGTCTGTCAGTCATACTCATTATAGATGAAGCTGGTGCTGCTGCCGATGATGCCTTAACCCTGCTGCTTCAGGCCAGTGACTCACTCACCTTTGCTAATGGTGTGCAGACGCTTGCCAATTTTGAGGTCAATGCCGCCACACATGGGATTATCCTGGGCAATGAATGTCCATGTACCGTGGTACGCAGGTTTGCCACTCAAAAGCGGTATATACGCGTAGATGCGTCCTGTGTTGCTGATGATAATTTCCATACCTGCCATGTATTGTTGGCTCCATGGACATTTAATGTATTGTAAGGAGTTGTGTAATGGATGGTAAAATAACACAACTTGAGCCGGGATTCATTACCATTGATCGTGGCTCTGGACCTCCAGTGAGATTACCCATAACGGATTATCTCCGTGCCAATGATATCCCTGTGGGATTGACTCACACCCAGGTTGATGGTGTCCGAATCCTAGCTAATCTGGTAGCAATCATTACCAGAACTCTGATGGATAAAGATATCATTGTTACTGACCTGGGTGACCCTGAATCTCAATGGGACCTAGAGGCCATGGTCCATGCTGTCGAACAGTTGGGTGGTTCCTTTACCGATCCTGATATTGACAATGTGGAGGTTGCATAATGCCAATCAAGGAAATAGACAGCCTTGAACCGGACAGCGAGGATCCTACCAAGAAAGCGGCATTGTCTGCCTGCATTGCGACAAAAATTCGAGAAGGGATACCACAAGAACAGGCAGTGGCAGAGTGTATGGAAATGGTAAAGTCCAAGACGGAGGTGCCAAGTGCCTAGAATGACAACACAAGCCACACCAAAAACCATATCAGAGGTAACCCCAGTATCCCTGATGTCTACCTTTGATGAGACAATAGGTGATCTTATCCAATTCGTGGATGAAAACACTCAAGAGGTTAGACGGGCTCGAACCGTTAGTGAGTTAATCTTAGGACAGGAGGTGACGGAAATTAATGATTAATGATTGGGATTAAGTTCTGAGTCAGGTTTCCAAATCACCGTGAAGGAGAAAATAAATGCAGAGCGTGATAAATGCGATTCAGCGAATCTTAGGTACCGAGAAATCAGCACATGCCACCGAATCTGGAGAGTTACTGGTAACTCCCAGTGGAGCAAAATTTGAGGAGATAACTCGTGGGGGTTATTCCTTTAGTGTTATTACTACCACAGCCACTGCTAGTCTGGTAGCACTTCCTACTACTGCAGCCGGTATTGGTCTGTGGAATAGTGCGCCCGATGGTGGTAAGTCCATGATTGTGGACGCAATCTTTGCCATACATATTGTGGGTGAAGCCACACTAAACCAGGCAGGGCTAATCTATTACATGGGTTCAGGCCGTGAAGCCGCCCTGACCCAGGCGCTGATACCCCGCAAACTAAATAGCCTGGGACCAAACAGTGACACTGTGGCTATCTGTGCTGCTGGCGGTGCCATCATGACTTCAGGTGCTGCGACATCGTGGGTACCAATCGGGCCAACTGCGAACATTAGTCTAGTATCCACACCTGGTGCCATACTGTGGTGTCCCATCGACGGCAGGTTAATCATCCCGCCTGGGCGTCAATTCGGTGTCAACGTGATGTGCAATGATGTCACAAATACCTTTAATTGTGGTGTCATGTGGCACGAAAAGCAACTAACTTTAGTGTAGGTTGCTGGTAGTCACCAAATATGATAAGGAGAGAGTAAATGCAAACTTTAGTTAGAGCAATCCAAAGAATCCTGGGAACTGAAAAAAATGTTGAATGTTCGGAAGATGGTGGACTCCACATCACACAGAGTGGAGCTGAATATGAGGAACTGACTCGTAGTGGGTATTCCTTCAGCTGCATCAGCTCCACAACTGCCGCTGGTGTTGTAGCACTACCAACTACCGCCGCACAGCTTAGTATATGGAACAGTGCTGATGATGGTGGAAGATCGATTATCATAGATGCTCTGTTTGCCGTCAACATCGTGAATGGTGCTACACTTGGCCAAGCTGGTTTGATTTATGTCCTAGGTCAAACCCGTGTTGCATCCAATGCCGGCACCCTGGTCCCCCGTAAGCTAAATGGCAAGGGTCCAGGTTCCGATACCGTAGCATTGTGTGGTGATAGTGGTACTGCCCTAGATGCAGTGACTGGTGTTGCCATTGGCTGGACTCCCATCGGTCCATCGGTCAATGTATCCGTGGTATCATTGCCCGGTCTAGTCCTATGGGCTCCTATAGATGGTAGACTTATCATTGCTCCTGGCCATTTATTGGGTATTAATGTAATGACTAGCAATGTTGAGAATACCTGGAGAGCCGGTGCTATGTGGCACGAGAAGCAGATCACCTTAGTATAAAGTGATCCAGTGGTTTGAGAGGGGGTAGGGGGTCTAGCATCCTCTCCCCCTCTCATATTAGGAGGAATGATGTTACAGGAATTATTAGATCAGCTCAAGAAATTCAACCAACCACTTGAAGCACCGATACATATAGCCATTGAGGCAGCTACTGGCGGGACCATGAAGCCACCAGGATTCCGCTGGATATTGGAATCCATCGACATTGTCAGAACATCAGGTACTGCCACAACCTCACAAGACCTGACTATATCAATTGATCGCGGTAGTGTAGGTGATCTAGTCGTAGTACGGGAAAATGTGTCTGTTATGCCTGCAACCATGATACATGAATTTGGCGGTCTCAAGTATACCCAAGAGGCAGATTATGGATTGGCCATTGCCTGTACCAATACTGAGTCCTGTACCTATACAATCACAGTGAAGTTATCGAGGGCATAATGAATTTAATACGTTGGGATGGTCGACGGTTAGATAACAGAAGTAAGGTTAGAAATGGACACGGTCCAGGAGTCGCTGATGGTCTAAAGATTGGAGAACTTAGCCTTACTAATCAGTTACTATATATGCCATTCCATGAGTGGACTGGTACCAGACAAATACGTAAGGGCAACAGAGTGTTGGTCCAGGGAGCAGCAACCTTCGGTGAAGATGGTATGCGTCTTAATGGTACGGATGGTCGGGCTTCATTTTACACCACATTTGATGGTCTTATTGGTGACATCACCATCGAAGCGTGGGTTAGGTTTGTTGATTCTGGAGGTGGAGGATTTGGCCGCGTCCTCGATAACACCAAACTAATTATATTTGTGTCAGCTACTGGATCAATTGCCACCGAATCTGATGGATCCACAGTAGCTAACTCAGGTGTTGGAACTATTGTTTTGGATAATAGCTGGTATAGAATATCAATAACTAGAAGTGCATTAGGGGCCGTGGTATTTTATGTTGGTACACCTACTATTCCAATGGCTGTAGCAGACGGCGGCGATCCAGATTCTGGTATTCCTGTAGTAGGTAATCTTCTATATGTTGGTAATAATACTGGAGGTTCTAGAGGACTGAATGGTGCTGTAGATGGGGTAGTATTATATCGCGGTATTAGGACTCTAGCAGATGCAGAACGCGGAAGACTTGCAACCGTAGCAAATGGAAGATATTCGTAGGTGAGGTATGAGGACAGTAGCAGCAGGTACCATCTCCCAAGCCCTGATTGACACACAGTCTGATGTGAGTAAGATTCCATATATCCGCATTTACATCAACTCTGTGGACTATTCCTCACGGCTTTTGTATCTGGAACATCATGAGGAGCCATATAGGGAAAGGGCCACAATTGGCTTATCCAACCGTGATGGTACATTTGATGACCTTGACCTTGATGGTGAAGAATTTGAGATTGGTTATGGCTACGACACCACCGATCATGGAGGTTCTGCTACGGATTATGTACCCACTGCCACTCTCTGGGTAAAATCCCACTCAATTATATCCGTGCAAGGTGAGCGTATCTACCAAATCTACGCGGAAGGTATGTGGTCCTTATTGCGAGTTATGAAAGTTCTACCTGGAGTGACGGTGTGGAAAGCCAGCATGTCTGTCGTAGCAGATCAGCGTATCAATCCCACCGTGCCTAATGGCCATGTCTATATTAGTTCCGCTGTTGGTACTACTGATACTACAGAGCCTACTTGGCCATTACTTGGAGGTGTACTGGATAACGATGTATTCTGGACTGAGGATGGTATATCCAGTCCATATTCCAACATCTTCAATGCCACACATACGGTGGAAGAAATTATTAAGCTGGTTGTGGAATCCATGGGTTGGACCTGGACCCCAGTGGTTTCTGGTGATAGTATTGTAAATGTATTTAAGCCAATCTTTGTCATAGGTTCTGGTGGTTATGAGTCAGGTGCAGCCATCATCTATAGGCTAATCTGGATGACTTACATGTATATGCGGGCTAAGCCGAGCAAAACCTTTGAGTTGGTCTACCCACAGGAAACTGATCCTGTTGATGTAACGTATTATTCCGCACAGGCACCATTCTTTACCGAATATGATAAGCAGAGTAAGTTACTAGAACCTAACAGCATTATTGTATTATGTAATGCCGATCCCAGTACTGGTGAATTGAATACTGAAGGATATCCAGTCATGACCGGTGTGGCTAGTGATACTGATCAAATAGCCAAATATGTGGAAATTGTTGAACCTTTCATTGATGGCAGTATCAGGGAACAATTAGATGCCACAAACCGTGCCGAAGCTATACTTGCTAGATTAAAGCAGGAAATCTCTGGTGGCCGAGTACTGCTACCATTCCACGATTGCCAGGTTGAATTGTATGATTTTGTAAAGATTGTGGATACGAGGATATAAAATGACATGGGGAGATTTAGGTACTACAGTAATAAGCGCTACTAACCTTCGTGACACTCCTGGTCTAATAAAGGTAGTATTGTCTTCCGATATTATACTATTAAGTGGAAGATATCCTATTACTACACGTGGGTATATTGAATCCCTTAGGATAAATACTGATCAAACTGTTACCCTGCTCTATACTCTAGACCTTGGAGCTGGTGGATGTAGTTCAGCAAAATTCTTGTGGTTGACTGGTAATATATATGCTGTCGTTGGGAGTATGGGACCAAACTATTACCCTTATATAAAGACAATTTCAGTTAATCCTACTACCGGGGCGATGTCGGTGATTCAGACGCTTTTACTAGCTGGTACAGCACCGACGGTTGGGATAGATTTCTCGATTGAATTACGCGGCATATCTGGTGGCAACTATATTGTCATCACCTCCTATATCCTGGGTAGTACTGCTTCAATGGTGAAGACTGTATCTATAACCCCAGACGGTGTTACGATAACTGAATTAGGTTCATTCGCAATTTCCTCTGGTGCTGCTACGACAGTATCTAAGATCACTCTAATCAGTGGTAGCATTTACATGGCTATGTGGAGGTTGAATGCCACCTCACATATATATATTAGACCTATTACGGTATCTGCCGACGGTATTACGATAGCCTGGGGATCCTATGGTCAGACTGATTTAGGGGATTATACCTACGGTGGGAATATATCGAAGATTGGCCCTGGTGTACTCTCATTTATGATGGGTACTAATACTCCTTCAACTTCCGCTATCGTATTGAATTATGTTGTAGCTGATGATGGTGCTATGGGAGCTTATGTGGGTGGTGTTACTCATACACCAAATTGGATAAGTTGCCATATGGTCCGAGCTGGTGTAAATGCTAGTACTGGTCATATATTAACTGTGTTACAAGTAGGTGGTTATAGCCAGGGCATATCATCCATTGAATGGACTACAGCAGGAGTTTTTGTAGCCAAGTTGGATACGTCAGGGAATACAGTCGATGGTTTTTTGCCTCAAATAGTTACCCTAAATGTGAATATAGCTGGTCAGGATTTTACCATAGCTACTGGTATGGACATGAGTACTGTAGATATCTACCTATACGTGAATACCTTAGTTCGCACGTATATGTCAATTATTAGTGTGGTCCCTGGTACAGGTGTGCCAGAAAGCACATTAGATGTTGTTATAATAGGTACGAATCTTGGAGAGGTGAATCGTCTAGAATTTGGTTCGGGTATTACTATCAATTCATTCTCCATAATTAGTGAGACAGAGATTCATGCTAACCTAACAATCGCTGTTAGTGCTATATTAGGTTTTCGTGATGTATCCACCTATTCTAGGTCAGAATATGCAACTCTAATAAATGGTTTTGAGGTAACTGGTGCGTGTATTAGGATTACCAACCTAGTCCATCGTTATGACCGATCTCGCCAGAGTTACACACTGGAAATTACCATCGGTGGTGTCACCTCCGACCTGGGATTACCTGAGTGGATATCAGTACCAATGCCAGCTGTAACAAAAGCACCGGCAAAAACACCTACCACACCGGTAGTTACTCCTTCCGTTAATACTCCTACCATGACTCCGGAGGATGAGGCCCGTCCCGGTACTCGTGGTGATGCGGATAAGGGCAACCAACTTTGGCAAACTCTAACTCCGTGGAAAGAAAGTGGAGGCCAGACTGTCAAAGTATACGATGAATTTGTGATAAATGTTGCCAAGTCTGCATGGAGAGCACTTACACCGTGGCATAAACAATCCAAAGAGGAGAAGTCTTATGCTCAGACCGAGAAAATTGCGGAGGAGGTATACCAGAGACAATTCGGGTTATCCGTTAAGCAGGTTCAGGAACTACAAAAACGGGGTAAGTCCATTGCTCAAATCCAGGCTGAATACGGTAAAAAGAAGTGAAATATACTGAGGTTAATTTATCCAAACAAGGACGACCTGCCATATTCCCTGTTAAGGACATGGCATCAGGTGCTACTGCCATGCCGCCTGGTAGTATCCCAGGTCTTAGTGTGACCAATGTATATGGCACAACAGCACGAAACACTAACTACACGGCTAATTCATATGCAGTTATCCTTGTGGATACCAGTACTGGTCCAGTGACTGTGACACTACCACCTGCTGCTAGTAGCAGGGGCAAATATTACTACATCAAGAAGATTGACAATTCGGCTAACCCTGTCAGAATCGAATCTGGAGAGCTTGTAGACGCCGAATCTACGCACACATTGACTCTACAATATCAGTATGTCATGGTAGTATGTGATTCTACTACCTGGCATATTATTGGAGGTGTTTGGGTGAAGATGGAAGAAATACTTCAAAGTGGTATGGCTGAGTTAGCTCAGTTATTGGAACAGATACGGCAAGAAACTGTCCAGGCTAAACTACACTTAGCAAGTATATCTGATGAGCCTATCAGTGAGGAGGATACCGATGTCAGTTAAGGTATTATATGTAGATTCTGATGGTATGACTAGACCATTGGATAACCTACTAGTCCCTGACGAGGAGACTGGTGTCACCATCACCATAGATGTTATCCATGCCGAAATACATGATGGTCATACCTTCACTGCCAATCGAGTAGTGACCTTGCCACTTGCTGGTACAGCCAATGTGCTGATTGTAACCGCAGACACTCCAGAAAAGGTACACATAACTTACCAAGTAATCAGTAATGCGGTACTAACCGTGAATTTCTATGAATCTCCCGACTATGCTGGAGGTTCAGCATTACCTTCCTATAATAGGAGGCGTGATGCGTTAAATAATAGTAACACAACTTTAACCTATGCAGCCACGGATAGTGGTGGTGGTAAGGGCACCCTAATCTGGACATTTAAGGCAGGTGCAAATAAATTAGTTACCGCATCTGAATCTACTAGGTTAGAGTTTATCCTAAAGAGAAATTGCAAATACCTGTTAGAAAGTGTTGGTGTACAAAATGATTTGATAACCTTCCTACTTGATTGGTATGAACATTCGAAATAAGGAGATGGCATGGAGCAGATTGATCGTGATTTACTTATCCGTATTGATGAACGCATCAAAGCCATCAAAGATAGGGATAACGGTGATATCCCTGACATACTGCGACGGTTGATTCACGGTGATAGCCGCATGGAGAATCTGGAAAATGTGGTTAAGGAAAACTGCGAGGATATCAAGTGGATTAAAAAGATCGGAAGTGCTATTATCGGCAGTGTTATTACCGTAGTAATTGCATTATCCATCGCATACTACAGCTAAGGAGGTATATCGTGGACTTAACCGAGATGTTGGATAAGTTGGTACTTGACCTAAAAATGACCTTAAACACGGAAATCACCCCCGCTGAAGGTACCCGTGCTATCGAGAAGGCAGTAGATACACTTAGCAGGAAAATACCACGTGAGAGGATATATGAACACACCTGGGTAAAGTCCATTACTGATAATTCTTTTACCCTACCAGCCGCTACGAATTTGGAAAAGATTGTCAAAGACTGGGACATCTCCGCAGTCGTGGCTGGTAATAAAGCTACCTTAGTTACAAAGTGGATGGATGTACCCAGACCTGTTAAGCTGACCTTACTGGATGCAAATGACTCCATCACCAGCTTCATTCTGGTAATCAAAGGTACTGATATTAACGGTGCATATCAGGAAGAAAGATTCTACCGTCGTGGTGGTAAAATTCAAACCGGCAAAATCTACTTCTATACCATCACCGAAATTGAAATGAGTGCGATTACAGGTAATGGTGCCGGTGATGTCATAGATGTGGGCACCGATGCTGGTACTGGTATCTGGGTAGCACTTGATCATCCGGTTGAGCCAGAATCCGAGTCAATCTATTCTGCTCTCCTGAAAGCTGGTACTAAATATACCAGAGATACGGATTATGAGATGGATTATGCCAATGGTAAAATTCGTGCAATCAGCGGCAGTACCATGACTGAAGGTACTACCTACTATGCTAATTATACCAAAGCACAGTGTAGTATTGATATATCGGATATTATCCCAGAACTGATCCGTATTGTCAAGGTAATCTATCCAGTAAATAAGATACCTGAACAGGCGGTAGCCTTCACTGTTTGGGATAATCTACTAACTGTCGGTTCTCCCCGACCTGGTGTATCTCAAGAAGCGCTGGTGGATAAAGAGCATCTAGCCATCTTCTACGAGGCTAGACAATCTCCACCAACCCTTGTAGGATCGGGTAGTTACCCAGAGTTGTTGGATGAAGTCGTCCTTATCGGTGCTGGTGGTTACGCCCTTGAAATGGAAGCGCTCCAACATGAATTGATGGCAACTACCGACCTTGCAAGTTTGAGGACCGAGTTGAGTTATATCGGCGGTGCTGACGGAGTCAGTGGTGTCCAAGCACTAATCATCACCGCACTAGCTAAGGCTGCTGTACTGGTTACCGCCTCCACTGGGAAGGTTGAGACTGCTCTGGCTAAAGTATCAGTTGCCTTAACTACTCCAGCTGCTGGTGCTGATGATTCTGCCTTCAGCGCATTGGCAAAGATTAGTGACCGAGTAGCGGATGGCTGGACCAAGATTCAGGTAGCCCTTGACGCTACAGCCACAACATTAGGCAAGGTTTCTACCACCGACCTAGATGCTGCTACTGTTGGTGCCGTTGCGTGGTTACTAGAGGGTGAACTCCTCATCAATAAGTTGAATGATGGTGGAGAATCTGTTGCCACTGTATATGCCGATTATGCTAGATCAAAGATGCAGATAGCCCAAACCCGAATACAGCAGGCTCAAGGTTATGCACAAGAAGTCCAATCACGGCTATCTGATGTCAGTGCGCTGGTTGCTGAAGCAGGTGGTTGGTCCAGTATTGCTGATGGATTTATTGCCGAAGCCCAGACTCTTATTGGATTAGTCAATGCCATTGTATCAGAGGCACAAACACGTTTAGGACAGATTGACCGATACATCAGTGAGGCTACATTGTACCAACAAGCTGCTGATACTGACCTGGTATTGTCTGATAGATACAGAGCAGAAGCACAGGCAAGGTTAAGTCGATTTAACGCGATATTAGATAACCGTGCCGAATGGCGCAAGAGAGTAGTATCCGTTAGCGTGAGACAACCTGCATAAGTAGGTAACATGAACTTATTTAATAGGTTAATAGTTCACCCCAAATCCAAGTTCAGTCCTAAAGACCAGATAATACGATTCTGGCTTCACACTCCAGTAGGGGTATTGGCTGCTATTGGAGCAAAGGTATGTTGGCCAATAGTCATACCCCTGACTGTGTGGTTCCTTTACTATGAGACGGATGAGGACTCCGATGTAAAGGATTCAGCCTGGATTGATATTAAAGGCGCGTTGGGTGGCCTATACTTTGGAATTGTGGTATTGTGGTTTCTATATTAGCCTATGAGCTAATTCTATCTTACATGCCGGGGAAATATCTCCCCGGTCCTCTATATGCTGTGGGTAATGTTGAATCACTTTGATGACTACCATCCTTATTCCACAAATCCCAAGGCTCATAGTGTATAGGTGCAGACCACACTCTTTGTGCTGGTTTACCACATATGGGACAGTTAGCTCTGTGTTCGGATAACATGGGTTGGTTAACCTCAAAAATGTAATGTGGTACTACACTTACCGGTAATGCTAAACTTTTAACGGCCACACAAGTATTACATTTGAATTGGTATATCATTTCATACTCCTTATTCCCAACGTTCGCAGTATTTCACCTCAAACGGTGTCTCAAATGGTCCAATATTCCTCAAGCATTCAAAGTCTACCTCCTGATGGTATCCATCCACCAAAAATTCATCATGAACCTGTAATGCTAGGTCCATACCTTTATCAGATAATACCACTAATCCTCTCTTTAGAATATCCGCTGCCGTTGATTGGCATGGATAATCCACTGCACACCTTTTGACTCTGGCATCACCTTCCTCATCGGGTATCCTCATAGCACGACCAAATGCGGAGTGTACGATTCTAGTCCTAAGTGCCTGTTGCTGCGTGGAGTTAATCCAATCCATAGCTTGTGGAAATTTCCTACCCCACATGGTGCGTAGTTCTGCTGCTCTATGTTTATCCCTAATCCTGGCAGTCTCCATCAGTGTTTCATCGGTAGCACCATAAGTCATGGCCAGGTTAATCACCTTCCCCAATTTGCGGGTAACATCCATGAATGTGGCAACCTGTCCGTGTATATCTGCATCAGGGTTCTTTGCTCCATCAGGGAGGAATTTGGGTTGTGAGAATATCCACCGCATTTCACGGTCACCACTGAGATAGGCTAATGCTCTAGGCTCCACTTGGGAGAAATCAATATCTGCCCATACCCCCGAATCTGGGAGTAACATGCCCCTACAATTATAATCGTTTTCTACCCCAGTTTTGGAAAATTTCCCTGGTATATTTTGCATATTCCTATCCGTGCTGGATGGTCTACCAGTCGCCGCTTCGAGGTGATACCTACACCTAGCACGTTCTTCACCTGCCCAAGGTTTAATATATGTTCCCTGCAATTTCTTCTTCTGCCTGTAGGATAGGATTAACCCTGCCAGTGGATCATCCATGGCCTCAAGTACCTTCACATCTGAGGATAATTTGGTTGTCTTCCTTCCAAACTTATCTCTGGTGAATGGTAACCGTGTAAACACTTTATATGCACCACGTTCAGCGAGGACATAGGATACCTGTTGTGGGGATCCTGGATTAAATGCCGCAATCTCAGCACAGGATTGTTCTGCCTTGGTTAAGTCTTCTTCCAGGCAATATTCAATTCTCTCACGTTCATCCTGATCCAGGAGTATGCCTCTCTCAGACATCTCCAGCATGATGGGGAATGTAGCCAACTCCGCATTGTAATAGGTGTGGTTCATCTGGGGGTAAAATATGTGGTATAGTTTCAATGTAGCCATGCTATGTAACATACAGTGGCGGGCTACCACAATCTCGGGGATATCCAGCATTGACTTGACCTTGTATTCAGCTAGGAGTTCTGGGGTACTTGGACAGGCTATGCGGTATTGAGCAGATAAGTCCAACAACGAACTGGATGC